ATATGATAAAAATATATTTATTAGTCGCAACAATTTTTCTAGAAATTTTATTTATACGATTTGAATTGGATGAACTACAAAATTGGTACAAGGCAGTCGAGGATCAAATGTTTGAAGATTTTAGTACTAGAGAAAAACAAAGAAAATACGCAAGAAAAAAAGTAGCAAAAAATATATTCAAAATATTGATTGTAGGTTTGTTAGTATTATTTGGAATTTCTTTTTTGAAATAGTTCAGTCGTGAAAAGTCGATTGAATTAGAAAAAGGTTAGGAGGAGAAAATGAAAATAGCAATATTGTTAATATTATTAGTACCAATTTTATTTTGGATTGTATTTATTTGGGATATATTTGAAAATGCAGTTGAAAGAATGAAAAATTATAATCTGTTTGGAATGTTGGCGAGTTTAGGTTTTGGGATACTTATGGCTTACGGATTGTATGAGTTTTTATTGAAAATAATAGATTCAGGATAAAATCATTTTGTTGAAGTCAACAAAAAGCATATTGCTGATGTCAGCAAAATGGTATTAAGAACGTTTGGATGATGTCGGGAAAACGATAGAAATTAGGAGGAAGTATGAAAAACAAGGATAGAATGCAATTCAATTTAAAAAACTGGAGAAAATCAAATTGGAGTTTATGGAACAGGGAAGATGAAAATAAAGCAAGTTTTGAAAAAATATTGAATAAAGACAAGTATAAAAAGAAATAGGAGGATTTGAAAATGTTAAAAAAAAATAATGAAGATAGTGTTTTGCTTTATAATTACATTTATAGGTGTTGTGCAAATTGAACAAACTAAAGATTTTTTAGATCTAGCTAAATTAGTTGTGAGTTTTGCATTCGGTATGTGGGTATCGAAATGGATTTAAAATAATTTAAGAAAGGGAATTAAAATGAAAAAATTATTATTAGGAATTGCAATTTTAGGATTATTAGGAAGTTGTGCAAGATGGGAAGACAGTCAAAAAGACTATGAAAGCGACACAAAAGCACAAAAGGTTTAAAAAGAACGGTACAAATTTATACTCTTGACGGAAAATTGTTGAAAGAATACAAAGGAATGATAAGGGTAAGAGATTCGGATGAAAGTAATAGAATATCATTAAACTTAATAAGCGAGAATAATCGTAGAGTTACAATTGATAATGCGATTGTAATAACGGAGGAGGAATAAATGGGAATAATAACGAGAATTTTAAGTGCAGCAGTTACAATATTTTTAGTTTTCTTTTTAGTCAGCTATCTGTATACTTTAGTTGAAGATGTAAAAAAGAATCTTAAAAATATAGCCAGAATTAATTATACACTTCACAATGTGATATATTTTTTAGTATTTTGTTTTTTTATTTTTCTGGTGTTTTATGCAATAATAAATTTGATTATATTTTTTGCAATTAGAGTGTAAAATGGTATAATTAAGATAAATAAAAATTAAAGAGGAGAAAAGTATGGGAAAAATTAATTTAGATTATTTGATTTATAGAGGATTTAAAGAATTGATTGAAGATTTTATGGGAAATAGAAAATTTGAAACTTATTATGATATTGAGGATCAAATGATACTTAAAAATTTCGTGGTTTGTGTTGAATACAAAAATAGATTATTTAAACTATCAGCACAAAAATCATTTTCTGGCGACAGCGGATGGGATTGCAAAGAAACAAACACGAATGAATTAATAAAAAAGTTGGAAGATGAATTTGAGAAATTTAAAGAAAAAGTTTTGAAATTTGATGAAATAAATGAAATGAATTTTGAAGAGTTGAAAGAAAAATATTTTGAAGAAATGGGATTGAAAAAAATAGAGAAATAAGGTATAATTAGGAGGTAAAATGAGTATAAGTAAAAAACTCAAAGAAATCAAAAATTTTCTAGAAAGTGAAAAAATTGGAAAAGTTTTTATTGATAAAAGACCAAACGGGGTTATATTAATAGAAACAACAGAAACTGAGAAATATCAAAACAGAGTATGCAAAAAAGCAACCTGATTTCAAAAGTTTCAAATAACAATTGAATAAAATATAAATAACGACGTACACAAAATGATGACCGTATTTATAAATTCGAGGAACTAAAAAGCCTTGATTTTATACATACGGTCTTTTTTTTTGTCTAAAAATCAAAGAAAGGGGGCAAGATGAAGATAGAGAAAATAAATATCAATGAAATAATCGAATATTCTGGGAATGCTAAAGAACATCCAGAGTGGCAAGTTGAACAGATTAAAAATAGTATTCGAGAATTTGGATTTAATGATCCAATTGCGATTGATGAAAAAAATATTATTATCGAAGGACACGGTCGGCATTTAGCTTTGAAAGAACTTGGATATACAGAAGTTGAAGTTATCAGATTAAAACATTTAACAGAGGAACAAAAGACAGCGTATGCAATTGCGCACAATAAATTAACTATGAATACAGAGTTCGATATTGAAAAATTGCAGTACGAGTTGAATAAGCTGGAGGTAAATGATTTTGATTTAAGTGTGCTTGGTTTTGAACAGTCCGAACTTGATGAGATTTTGCAAGAGGAAATGGAAGAGCTAGAAATTGGAGATGAAGATACAGACAACACAGAAGTCAAACGTACTAAATTAATTTGTCCCTGCTGTAATCATATTGCTGAAAAGAGCGAATTTAAGGAGGTAATGGATGGCGAAGATACATAATGACAAATATTATACTCCTGATCCAGTTGTAAAAAAAGTGATTGAAGTTCTTGAAAAAGATGTGATGCCAATCAATAAGTTTTCAAGAATTATTGAGCCAAGTGCAGGCGCTGGAGCGTTTCTTAAAAGACTTCCTAAAAGTGTGATTGGATATGATATAGAGCCACAAGGTGGAAATATCATAAAAGGCGATTATCTTAAACAGAATGTTCCGTATATGAAAAACAGCCTTGTAATTGGAAATCCGCCTTTTGGAAGTAGTGGAAATTTGCATACAGAGTTTATAAAAAAAAGTATGGAACATTCTGACTATGTAGCATTTGTACTTCCAGGCGATATGTATAAGAAAGATAAGTTTGAAAATATAGAACTGTATAAATCATATATGTTGCCAGCGGTTAAATACAGCGGAGTTAAGTTAAGATGCTGTTTCAATATTTATCGCAAAAGAAAAGGTGAATTAAAAGAAAAAAATATCAAAGATGTTGAAATTTTAACATTTTCAAAAACTAAGAGCACTACAAAACAGCAGGAATTACATTGGTTAAATATAAAGTCTGATTTCAGATTCATAGCATTTGGAACAATAAGATTGTTGAAAAGTACAGATAAAAGAGTTCGTGCAAAAGAAATAAAAATAATCTTAAAGAAAAAAGTTAATTTAAAACCAGCCTTGGAAAAATATCTGAAGAACAGATCTAAAGTTGCAGTGTCAACTCCGAATGTAAGCAAAAAAGAAATCGTTGAGTTAATATATGATAATTTTCCACAACTGAGGGAATAAATGTGACTAAAAAATTATTACTGAACGAATGGGAAGAACTTGGAGGAGAAAATGCTGCAAAAGGAACTTTAAAGAAACTGGCTGACAAATATGGTATCCCAGGAGGAACTGTGAGGCGCTGGAAGAGTGAATATTTGAAAAAGAATAAAACGAACGTTTGCAACAAAAAACGAACGAACGCTGAACGTTCAAATGAACGTGATATTCAAGTAAAAAAAGATATTCTAAGCAATATTCCAAAAGAGGAAGTTATGAGAAAAAATGAGATTTCAAACGCAACTTATTACAGAAAAGAAAAAAGTGTAAGGGGACTTAGGTTAGAAAAAACTGAAGAACAAATGGATGACATTCTTTCAAAAGTTTATTCTGATTTAGGGGATGTGTTAAAGAATATCGAAATATCGAAACGGAACTTAATCATCAGAATGGCTAAAGAAATTTCAAAAGATGATTCGCTAGATGTAAAAAGGCTTCAAGTAATTGATAAAGCATATATTGCTATAAAAAAAATGGGAAATGATTTAATGCGAACTGGAAAAATGTTGACTGCTTACGAATTATTAGAAGTTGATAAGCAACTTGCAGAAGAAGCGTTACAACAAGAAAAATTAGATATTGAAAAAGCTAAAATTAAAAAAGATGATGAAAAGGAAATTGAAAAAGAAAATGAAATGATTGAATTGTTAAAAAATATAACAAAGAAGGTTGAAAAAAATGAATGATTTGACACCGAAACAGTATGAAGTGTTAGAAGTATTTAATAAAGAACAGCCAAGAATCACAATTTTAACAGGAGCAAAAAGAAGCGGAAAAACATTTTTAAATAATTTTCTTATGTTATCGCACATAGCAACATTGGCTAATCAAAATCTTAATTTTATTGTAATTGGAGCAACAAGCGGAAGTATTTGGCGGAATGTTCTAAACGATTGGGAAGTTATGTTAGGAAAGCAATTTAAGCCAAAAAAAGATGGAAGTTTTAAACTATTTGGAAACAATGTTTATTTATTTGGTGGAGAAAAGGCAGATAGTTGGAAGAAAATGAGGGGTATGACTTCTCATGGCACTTATATCAATGAAGCTACAGCATTACATCAAACTTTCATAACAGAAGCATTTTCGAGAACATCTGGGGAAGGAGCTAAGATATTTATTGATACAAATCCAGACAATCCAGCGCACTTTGTTAAAAAAGATTATATTGATAATGCTGGTGACAGATTGGAAAATGGAAGATTGAATATTCTAGTTAGTAATTTTAAGTTAGACGATAACGTTTTTCTTAATAAGGAATATGTGGATTCTATTAAAAAGACAACTCCGCGAGGAGCAACTTATGACAGAGATGTTTTAGGATTGTGGGTAGCTCAAGAAGGAGTTGTATTTGCAGATTTTTCGGAAAAAGAAAATGTAATTAAGGACATAGAAAATATTGAAATAAAGGAATATTACATTGGAATCGACTGGGGATTCGAACATTACGGAACTTTGGTAGTTATCGGAGTGGATTTTGAAGAAAATTATTATATTGTCGAAGTAATAGCAAAACAACATAAATATTTTGATTATTGGAAAATGCTAATTTTACAGAAATATAAAGAATATAGGGCCTCAAGAGTATTTTGTGATAGTGCTAGAGCTGAGTATGTACAGGGACTTTTAGATTTTGGGATAAATGCAGAAAATGCTAAAAAAGATGTAAAAGAAGGTATTGATTTGGTTGGGGCTATGTATAAAAGGAATAAGCTAAAAATTACAAAGAAAGCCTTCAAAGGAAAGTTTGAGAGTGAGGTATACTCGTATGTTTGGGGTAAAAATGATGAACCGCTTAAAGAAAATGACGATGTAATGGATGCGATAAGATATATTTTGTATAGCTTGAAAAAAGATGAAGGCGGAATTGCTTATTTATATTAGGAAGGAGGGCTAATGAATAAAGAAGAGAGAACGAGAGTAAAAACTTATTATGACAGAGAACAATATAGTAAATCCAATTTGGGTAAGAATATGCCAGGATTATTTGAAGGAACGGTTGAAATTTTTAATCCAATTAGGGATATTGTTAAGGCCCTTTCAAATACAGCTTTAAAAGATTTAGACATAGATAATGATAAATTGAAAGAAATTTGGGAAATTAATCAAATGACAACATTTAGCAAAAAGATAGCTAAAGAGATGTACTTAAATGAAGAAGTATTCGTTGAGGTTATATTAACACCTGATGAGCAGATTAGGTATCTTTTGCATAGTGTAGATGACATCGAGTATGTGGAAGTGTTTGGGGAGATAAAAAGGTTTAAGGTTGAAGGAGAGCAAGTCTATTATGATGAAAATGGCGAAGAACAAAGTAGAGAGTATTCAAGAGAGTATATAAAACTCGATAACGGAACTGTTAAAAGGGTTGAAAAAATAGAAGGAGATGTTTTTGAAACGCCTTTTATTTTAGAAAAGATACCTGTTTCAAGATTTAAGAATGATAGCAATATTATTGAAGCCTTGAATATTATAGATAAAATCAACGAAACCGAAAGTTACATTGGGAAAATATTTGGAATACACGGAGACCCCTTACTACACGCTAGCAATATTAAACAATTTGCAGATGTTAATTCTAGTAATTCAAAAATTAAAAAGAACGCACAACTTTTAGAAGAATCAAGATATAAAAAGAAAAGAATTATCAATACTCAAAATTCAAAAGAAATGGAAGCTAGTTTTAAATATATAGAATTGACAAATCCGCTTATTAGTGAAATGCAAAATGACATAACAAGATTGGAAAAAAGATTGTCAAATTTATTTCCTGAGTATCTTTTAGTAGATACAGCAACTCAAAATGTGAGTGAGGAAACTTATTTATTAAAAAATAATGGTCTTAAAACTAAAGTTGCAAGTTTTAGGGAAGATTTTATAAAAAGTTTGCTGGAATTGGACAAAATAGCGTTGGAATTATCAGGAAGTTCCGAGGAATTAACTGAAGCAAGTTACACATATTTTGATACTTTTTTAGAAAATGAAAAGAGCGCTAAATTAACAACTTTATCATTAGCTCTTGATGTAATAAACAAAGCAAAAGATATTGATGAGGAGTATAAACTTAAAGATTTAATAAATAAAATAACGGACGACACTTTACAAGATTTGAGTGGTTTGTATGATTAAGATAAATTTCGAATGGAATCATAGAGTTGAAAAAAGATTATTTATTTTTTTTAAAAAGATAGCTTTTTCGATTTTTAACAATAAAAAAATAAATGTTAATTACTCAAATTTGCTGAAGACATTTATTAATTATAGTGTGAATTTTGAAAAAGAGTATAAAAGTAAAAAGAACATTGATATTGAAAAGCATTTAGAATTAGCAAAAAAACAAATAAAAGAAATTAAAGAATGGCAGAATAATTTAAACAATTATGTTGAAAACAATAAACAAAAATCAAATCTAAAGGATATATTAAAAAATAATGCGAAATTCAGAGCAAGAAACATGCTCGGAAATTACTATAAAGATTTTTTAAAAAAAATAATTGCTGGAGAAAGCGAATATTTTGAATGGAATACAATGGGAGATGAAAGAGTTAGACCAACGCACGAAGTAAGAGATGGAAAAATTTATAACTGGGATAATGCTGAGATAGTCCCTGGGGAAGAGCCAGGTTGCAGATGTTGGGCTACTGTTTATTTCCCTGATTCGCAAGAGGAAATTAATGACATAAATCAAAATTCTTGAGAGTTGAAGTATTATAAATCATTTATGAGTTATTTGATGTCAAATCTCAAAAATTTTATAGAGTATCAATATTCTAAATCATTTATGAGTTAGAACAAATAATCTAAAGGAGTGAAAAATGTTTTTAGGACAGGATTTGTTAAAAAGAATGAAATTAAATTATGACACTACAGAAACAACAGGTGGTGCAGGAGCAGGTAATACTGGTGAAAATAATGGGACACAATCAAATGATGAAGCTAATGAAACAATAGAAAACTTAAAGGCCCAAATTGAAAAGATAACAAATGATACTAATAAAGAAATTAATTCTTTGAAATCACAATTAGGTCATGCAAACAAGCAAATTGAAGATTATCAAAAAAATGGGAAAAGTGCTGAGGAACTAGCAAAAATGGAAAAAGAAAAATTAGAACAAGAACTCGCTGAAGCTAAAAAACAATTGAATTTAACAGCATTGAGAACTAAAAAAGGTGAGTTAGTTGCGCAATTGAAAATTAGTCCGCAGTTTGCTGATTTAGTACAAATTACACCAGATATGACACTTGAGAAATTAGAAACAGCTATTAAAGATGTAGCGGCAAAAGAAAAAGAATTTACAACAGAATTTTTGAAAAAGAACTCTATAACAAACGGAGGATTTAATTCGAAAGATAAGAAAAAAGACGAAAAAGATTTTGTTGATAGGATGATTGAAAAAAGCAAAAACAACGAAACAGATCTTACAAAATTTTAGGAGGTTAGGATGTTAAAAAGAACAGTTATGCACAAGGAAAAGTTAAATGTGCAAATTAAAATATTAAAATCTGATTTTGCTAACTATATTTACAAAGATAAAAATACAAACAAAGAATATTTGTTAGCTGGAGCTTTGATTAAAGCAAAAAATGGTGAAGATTTAAGAGAAACAGGGGCCTTTGTAATACCAAGTGGGGCTGGTACTAGAGCCGATGGTGTGTTAGTCCATGATGTTGAATTTAAATATTATAACGACAATGAACAAGCGACAGTTGCAATTGAAGGTGTGGCTTATTTGGATAAATTAATCGAGGTAGGGAAAGAATACACTACACCAGTTACAATTACAAAAGCAGAATTACCAGAAGGTGTGACTTATATTTATAAGGATAGAAAATAGGAGGTTGAAATGGCAATAAGTTTAACAGATTTATTAAATGTGAAAAGTTTAAATAAGTATTATGCAGGAGTGAAAGGAACTACGTTAGTAGAAGCAATGTTTCCAGCTGTATTTTCAAACACTTTTGATATAAATACATTCGGAAGTTTAGACGGTGGAGCGGTTGAAGTATTACAAAGCAGCCAACTGGATGCGGATGTAATGTTTAGAGACTGGGATTTGAAAACAACAACAAAAGGAGATAAGCAGTTTTTTAGAGAAGGTATGAAGCTTGACGAGAAACGTAGAAAAGAATTGTTAGAAATTTTGAATACAAATAATCAATCAATTATCGATAACTATTCAATACAAATCTTTGAAAAATTTGCAGGAGCAAAAGGTTTTTTAGGAAGTGCAAGAGCAATCGCAGCTTACACAGTTTCACAATTTTTATCAACAGCCAAAGTAACGTTTGTTGATGAAAACGGTGGAGGACAGACAATTAATTATAGACTTGCTGATAAATACAAAGAAACGTTGGTAGGAACTAATATTTGGAGTACCGCAACAGCAAAACCGCTTGAAGATTTAGAGAGATGGAAAGAAACCGTTGAAGAAGGTGGTGGAAACGTAGAAATAGCTTTAATGTCAAAATCCACATATAATACGCTAAAAAAACACGATACTGTAAAAGCATTGTTTAAGAACATCATTGTTACGGTTACTCCAGCACTTATTAAATCTACTATTGAAGACGTAATCGGAATGACAATATTGATTTGGGATGAAAAAATAAAAGTTGGTAAAACAACAAAAAATGTATTTCCTGATAATGTAGTAACATTAATTCCAAATGGACAATTAGGAACAATGGAATATGGGCCAACTCCAACCAAAACTGATGAATTACTTGGATATTTAGGAGATAGAGAAGTTGTAGATATAGCAGGAACATTTGCAACTGTGGAAGTTGTGCCTGAATCAAAATCAGCGGGAGTTGTGAATAATGTAAACGTTGTAATCGAAGATTTAGTTGCCCCAAATCCATCAATAATGAATAGTATGTTCATAGCAACAGTCGGGTAGGTGAATTAAATGGCGAAAGAGAATAAAAAGGAAGAGGTAAAAGCTATTGTTGAAGCAGTAGCTTTAACACCTTTGAGATACAACGATGTTAGATATGAAATTGGTGATAAGTTGGAATTAACTGAGGCAGAATTTGAAATTTTGTCAAAAAATAAACTTGTCGGCGAAAGAGTTGATGAGTAATGACGGATGAAACTTTGGAGGAACTGAAAAAATATATTCCTGAAACTTCTGATTTTGATTTACAAGTGGTTGAGCAATTTTATGAAGTTGCTGAAGAAAAGCACAGTACAGAGAGAGAAAAGCTGCTCAAAATATTTTTGTTTGGTTATTTATTAACTTCGTTAAATGATTTTGATTTTACGAAAGTCCAAATTTCAAATATTGTTGTCGAAGAAGCAAATGGAAATAATCCTTATCTTAGGATGTATCAGCAATTATTAAAAATTCTTGATGTTGAAGAAAATGAAAGTGTAACTATATCAATATTTTAAAGGAGTTGAAATGTTTAATTTTAAAAACAAAGAAAAAGAAGAAATATTACTTGTTGAGTTGAATCATATACTTTTAAATGTTGGTGACAATGAATTAGATTTGACTCAACGAAGAGTAAATATTGCAAAACAGGAGATAGAAAAAAGAAAATTAAAAATAGAGATTATAAATTTAGGTGATAAAGATGACTTGCAAACTAACAGTGAAACAGAAACCAAAAAACAAAAATTTGGAGAAGTTGTTGGCAATGAATCCTCAAAAGATAGAAGTGGGGACGGTAACAAATTATAGTGTCAAAGGTGGATTTGATGCTTTTGGATTATCGAATGTATTGGATAGTGGTTCAAGTCGTGGAGTTCCTGGGTGGAATTATAACCAAAAAGCTTTTGAACAATTTAATCCGATGGCTGCTAGATACTTTAAAGAAGGAGTTGCTAGGATTATAAACGGGAGTTTTGATGTTGCAGCAATGACGAATAAAATTGGAACTGAAGCTAGTACAAGATATAAATCAATGATTGAAAGGATAAAAAGTCCTCCAAATAGTCCTGTAACAATCGCGAGAAAAGGATTTAATAATCCAATGATTGAAACTGGGCATTTTAAGAGCAATATTGCGGCTAAAATTAACGGGGGGAGAATTGTCGGCAGAGGTGGTGGATAATGGATAGGAAAACAAAATCAGCTATTAAAAAAACCTTGAAAGTTATAGAAAAATTGTCAGATGATGTGATTGTGTATTCAGAAAATTCTGAGATTGAATTTGACGAAATGGGCAATCCTCTTCAAAACAAAATAGAAAAGATGGTGAAAATGGCTATACTGACACCTAAACATAATTCATCATTTCCACAAAGTATGGACGGAAGTTTTTTATCGAATAAAAAAGAGGGATATTATATTTTGAATGATAATCAGAATTTTAAAGTATCGGAAGGTATAAAAATAAAGCATAAAGATGTGATTTACAGGGTTGTGAATATCGAGGAAAATTATGGGGAATTTTTGAGAATGGAGCTGAATATAGATGACAAGCGAAATTAAAAAAGAACTTGTGAACGATATAAAAGAGTTCTGCAAAAAGTTTGGTGTAAATCAAATCATAAATGAAGATAAAAGAGACGAGATACTTGCTGAGCAATATGAAAAACTCAAATTTCCAATTGTTTTTTATAATATATACATTGAAGACGCAGGGAATCCAATTCCTTTTGGCAATGATGAATATTGTTATGACGAAGAAATACAAGTTATCTTGACGTTAGAATCAAGAGAAAAACACGATGATTTCGATATGCTTTATTTATTTTTAGCTAATACAAAAGCAACAAATGATTACTTTGACGAAAGAAAACATAAAAGGAAAGTTAGAAAAGTATATAAAATACAGGAAACAACTTTTAATTTTATGGGTAGAAGATATTACAAGGAAGTTTTACAGTTTAGTTATTTCGCAGAACATTATATAAATAAAAATTTTAAGGAGGAATAATGGCAATACAGAGAAATGATTTAAATACTTTGAATAATGTACAAATTAAATCAGAAAATAACAGAGCTTTTTATGCTGATGTCAGAAGTTTGATGTTTTTTACAAAAGATTTTGCAATATCGCCGACATTTATTACAGAACCTGGCGACTTGTTGGAATTAAATATCAGCGGTTTAAATGAAAATCATAATTTTTATAAATTAATAGCTAGTGCATATTCACAAGCGTATACACCGTTAAATGTAGTTGTTTACGGAAATAATACAGCAGCAACATTTACAGAACTTATGAATACATATATAAATCATGAGGACGCTTTTGAAGTCACTAACTGGATTACTAACATGGATATTGTTTCTGAAAAAACGTATATTAACAGTATAGTATCTTATGCAAAAACTGATAAGGATAAACAATTTTTTATAGCTGTTGATTATGAAAAAGTAGGAAGTGCAGCTGAAGCTGTAAAATTACAAACAGAAAATAATGTGAACAACGTTGCGTTTGTAATTGAAGGAGCTAAAAATTTAGCTAAAGGAAATTGGCTTACAGGAGCCTTGGTTGGTGGAACAATAGGATATAAAGATTTAGGAAGTTATATTGTTCATTCGACTCAAATAACTGGTTTTGTCCAAGAAAATTTTACAAAAACTGAGCAAAAATCTTTTTGGGACGCTGGATTAAATTACTTATCTAAACCAACTCAAGGTTATTTTCATATTGTAAATGGACTTAATTCTGATAATAAAACATTTATCGAATTGAAATTAATTGAAATTTGGTTGAGAGATGGTTTAAAAAAAGATTTAACAATATTCCAGGTGAGAAAAGACAAAATACCTTTGAATGATATTGGAAGATTAATGATTGAATCAATCATTAGAGAACGTTGTAGACAAGGGGCAAGTGCTGGAATGTTTATGGTTGATAATGCTGGAAGTTATTTTGGAACAATAATGCAAAAAGATAAAAACGGTAATGAGTTTAGTATAAAATTAGGTCATTTAACAGTTAGTGAATTAACACAAGAATCAATTAGAGAAGGTAAGTTCAAATTTGATTTAAGAGTAACTTTTCTAAATGGTGTGAGAAATTTAGCATTAACAGGAACAATCACAACAGATGGAGAAATTGTATTTGATAAATAAAGGGGGTAAATATAAATGTCAACAAAACAATATAATGTAGATAACGTTAAAATTGTATTAACCGCTGCAGGTATTCCTTATGCAATTACTTGCAGACACGAAGACGGTTTTGAGGATGATCCGAACACAGAAAGCTCGAGCTCAACAATTGCGAGCTGTGGGCAGAAAGTGGTAAATGTATCGGTAGATGAAAGTGTATCTATTACGTTGAGCTTGCTTTATGGAAGTGAAGAACACAGAACAATGGAAAGATTGCACAAACTTTGGAAAGCGAATAAAGGACCGTTTCCAATGTTTATGGTAATAACTGATACAAATACAAATGAAACTTATATATATAATGGTGTTTCATTTAAGAAAAAAGCTGCATTAAAATATGCAAACGAAAGTGGAACTGAAGCTAGAGCGTGGGAGTTTGAAGCAGAAAGCAGAGAACTTGTGATATAGGAGGATTATTTAATAAAAGAAATAAAACCAAAGGGACAATGGCAATTGAATAATGACTGTGAAAACTAAAATATTTGTTTTTTAAGTTTGGGATAGTGGTATAATCAAAATTGTCTTTTAAGTTCTCTTAGAAATAGTGTATAATATAGTAAATTATTTTTAAGGAGGAATTAAAATGATAATATTATTAATTATCGCACTTATTTTTGTATGGTTTTTTAACAAAAAACTAAAAGGGATAATAGAAACAAAACAGGAATACAACGTTGACGAAAGATTTATTGTAAAAAACAGATTTAGCAGATGGTACGCACGTTTCTATGGTGTAGATTGGAGAGCAGATAGGCTAAATAACATAATAAATTTTTTTGATAGTTCAAATCGAAAAATCTTTAAAGAAAGTATGCAATATTTAGTGTTGTATGAAAACAAAAGTATATTAATATATACTTATTCAACATTTTGGAAATATATAAAAGCAGAAGATATTGAAGATATTAGAATTGAAAAAGATGGAAAAACCACTTCACTTTCTGGAGCGATTGGCGGATATTTGGTAGCTGGCGGAATAGGAGCGTTGATAGGTTCGGTTAAAAATGCGAAAATGACAATCCATATAATAACAAAAGGATTTGATGCAACCAATTATTCTATCGAGATAAAAGATTTTAAAAATATGGTTGAAATTTCTAATTTATTATTTCAATTGTACAAAGTTGAATAAAAAAATGGACGCAAAAAGGAAGATTATTCGTTCATAATTTGTTAGAAACATTAGGAATAAAAGCAAATATGGATAGAGAAAAAGAAGGAGCATAAGATTAAAAAGAAAATCACAGTCATTAATTTGATTGTGATTTTTTTGTTACAAAAATAAAATTAAAATATACAAGGAGATAAAAATGGATTTAGAGAGAAAATACACTGAAGCAGAAAAAGAAGCTATTAATATGTCAAGAGAAATGGCAGGATTAGGGCCATTAAAGCAAGAAGAAAAGGCAACTGAAACAGCAAATGATACAGAATTGGAATCTGTTGAGGCTCAAATGGTTGCTGAAACAGTTGAAGATATAAAGCAAAGAAGAAACGAAAACGAAAGAAGAAGGATAAAACAGCAAGGAGGATTAAGACCAAAACAGATATTTAAATACACTTTGATTGACTGGGACAGAAAACCAAAGGATGTGATTTGCACATATCCTACTACAAAGCAAGCGTCAAAATATTCAAAAATGGATTTTGATCCAGTAACTGGAAAAGGAGTACTTGATTTCGGTGATATAGTTGATTGTTTTTATAATGATGACTTGTTACCACGATTCAACATCGAAGATTTTCCATCGAGCGAAATCATTGGATTAGGTGTATTTTTATCGGAAGTGGTAAGAAATCCCTTCCTTAAATAGGAATCCAGCATTTTTTCATGAAGGGAAAATATATTTTAATAAAGATGAAATGTTAAAAGATATAACAGAAATTGAAAATTTAGCATTTCAATTGGAAATAAATGAGAATTTTAAAAATTTTAATTCTTTTGTTTTTTTAAAAAGATATAACGAAAATAAAATCTCTGAAAAAGAGTTCGAAACTTTTTTGAAAATGTGCTTTTATGATACAGAAATTCAAAAAGCAAAAGAAAGAGAACGGAAAAAGATTAAGAAAGGAAGATAAATGGCTAGTGGAGTAGGAGTTACTTATGAGTTAGAGTTTGTTATTAAAGATAAAAACGCAAAGCAATGGATACAATCGATGCAAAAAGAAGCTGAAAAACTAGCTAAAACATTAGACAAAGTTAGTTTAAATAATTTTAATAAGCAAATACAGAATATGCAAAAGCATTTGCAATCACAAGGAGATAAACTTAAATCTCAAATGAAAACGGCTCAAGAAATGATGAAAACGCTTGGAACTGGTAAAACTGTAAAAAGTGGATTGGATAACGTAAAAAAAGAAACACAAGAAGCTAAAAAGAAAATGGATGATTTGAATAAAGTTAAAGAAGCAGTTGGAAAGTCGGTTAAGAATCCTCTTGGAAACGTGGCTAAAGGTGCTGACAGTGCAATGAAAAAAGTTAAAGGGCTTTTAAATAAAGTTCGTGATGGAGCATTGTATAAGGCAGGAAGTTTTATTACACAAGCTGGAATGGAAGCGTTGCAGGAATATGGACAAACTGATTATGAATTACGTGGCGCTTCTGCCAAAACAGGTGGATATGGTGTTGATTTAAAAGAGTATAGGCGACTAACTAAAAAAGTTGGAGGAGATACAAAATTTAATAACTTAGATGTTGCACAAGCTATTAATGCTGGAGCAACGCTAGGAATTAAAAAAGACGAAATGAAACAAATCATACCAGCAGCTGCTAATTTGGCACAAGCGTTTAATTCGGATATAACACCAGCTCTTGAAATGGTTAAAATGCACATGAACTCTTATCAATTGTCTGCGAAAGAAGCTCAAAAAGTTACTGATATGATAGCTGTTACATCTAAAAATACAGCTGCTGATTTGCCTAGATTGGCAGAAGGATTTAAGTATGTTGGAGCTTCTGGAAAAGCATTAGGAGTACCGCTTGAAACAGTTTATGCAATGTTAGGTAAAATGAATGACAATGGATTAACAGGGTCGACAGCAGGTACTGGATTAAATCAAATGTTTGAAAGTTTAAAAGATTTTAAAAAACGTGGGAAACTTGAAGATTTAATTGGTAAGGTTACAGATGAAAAAGGTAATTTACAAGATATGGTTTCAATTGTTGAAAGATTAAAAGGTGTAACTGACAAAATGGGTAACGCGGATAAAGCTGGAGTATTAAAAGCTATATTCGGAGTACAGGGAGGTAGAGCCGCCAATACGCTATTGAATGGAAGTATAGAAGACTTGAAAAAGCTTCAAAATGAAATAAAAAATAGTAGTGGGGTAGCTAAGCAATTGAGTGACTTTATGATGCAAGGAAGTGCAGGGGCGGTTGAAACTTTAATGGGAACAATGTCAAGCACGTTTGCAGCGGTATTTGACTCATTAGAGCCTTTATTAGTTCCTGTTGCTGGGTTATTCATGGGAATAGCTGAAGCAATTGGACAGGTAGCAGAAAAAGCGCCTTGGCTATTGCAATTAGTTTCTATTTTGGGAGCTTTAGTAATTGGAGAAATGGTATTTAATAAAATGAAATCAAGCATCGGGCCTTTCATTTCTGGGATAAAAGAAGCTATTGCAAGTGTTAGTTTATTAAAAATAGTTCTTTACGGACTATTGGCGATTGGTTTAGTAGTTATATTTAATATGTTTAAGCAATGGCAAGATTATTTGCAACAAAATGCTGACGTAAACAAAGTATGGACAGCTACATTGCAAAGTTTAGGAAGTGCATTAGGAGCAATCAGCGACTTGATAATGGCTGTTGTAGGTGCATTATTTGGATTTAGTACAAAATCAGAAGATGCAAAAGATAAAACACAAATTTGGGGAATGACAGCTGATGAAGTTAAGCAAAAACTAGAATCTTTCAAAGAAAAAGTTGATGCATTTGCTCAAAAAGTGCAAGAGATGACTAAATGGGTAGAGCAAAATAAAGAAACAGTGAGACTTTGGGGAACTGTATTTTTAGGATTAGCAGCTGGAATTGGAATTTTATGGGCTTTAGTTGCAGCGCAATCAGCATTTAATGCAGTTGCAGCCTTAAATCCGTATGTTTTAATTGCAACAGCTATAATTGCAGCAATAATGGCAATAGTAGCTGTGATAATGTATTTGTGGAACACAAACGAAGGATTCAGGAATGCGATAACAACAGCTTGGAATGCAATTGCTCAATGCTGGTCTTTTGTAAGTTCTGTATTTTCAGGAATGGTAGGTGGCATTATTAATTGGATGACACAATTGTGGGCACAAAGCGAAGTGTTTAGGGAACTTATAACTACCACTTGGAACCTTATTGCAGCGATTTTTCAATTGGTCGGAGCTATAATTAGCGGAATTGTTATGGCAATTATTAATGCTGTATCGAGTTTTATTGGAGCGATAATAAATGCTTATAATACAAATTCAACTTTTCATGCAGTTGTGTCAGCTGCTTGGAGTGCAATAGGGGCGTTAATCCCTGCTGTAATTGGAATGATAGTTGGAGGCCCAGTTGGAATGTTTATAGGTGCATTAGTAAGTTTGTATACCCACAATCAAACTGCAAGAAATTTAATAAATGCAGCATGGAATGCAATCAAAGCAGCTGTATCATCAGCAATATCAGCGATAATAAGTAGGATTCAATCCGCCATATCTGCCATGCAAGGGTTAATAAATGCTTTCCAATCGGCTAGTAAATTAGATTGGGGAGGGATAAAAGCTGGTGGAGCACAATTCGTAGGAGGAGTTAAAGGGATTGTCACAGGTAAACATGCAGTAGGAACTAATAATTTCCAAGCACAAGGTGGTGGGGGAATGACTACTATCGATGAGCATGGAGATGAAGCTATTTGGTTGCCAAACGGCTCAATGGTTGCAAGAAACACAACAACTAACGATATGTTAAACAATTTAAAGTCTATTAAAGCTAATACTCGTGGTGGACTGAAAGACAGTGAAACAGTTGTTACAAATAATAATCATTTTGTATTTAATGTTAATGGAAATGATGAAACACTAAACGAATTAAAAAATGAACTTGAAAAATTAGGAATAGTTTAGGAGGTATAGAATGCAAGTATTAGATTTTTTAAAAAAAGCAATTGCAGGATTTGAAGCACAAAAAGATAGACTTGAAAAAATGTATTTAAAATATTTTGGCATAAAACCTAATGGATTTTTAGGTACTATACCTCTTTTAGTAATTTCGACCGATTATAGTCAAGATAATGAAATAACAGGCTACAAATCGTATTTAAAAGATAATTTTAATGAAAATATGTTTGTGAATCCATATACATTAAAAATTGAGGTAATTTTACACGGTAAAGAATGGAAAGATGAACTCGAGAAATTAGTTAAGGAATCAAAAAAAAGAAATTATACAACATTTATGTATACTAAATTTGATAAGGTTTATGCTCCACTTGCAATAACTAGTGTCAGTTACTCGGAAAATTATCAAAATTATACTAGTATAAAAGTTTCGATAAATTTAAAAGAAGTAAACTTGTTAAAATTTACTACAACTGACGGAAAGACTACAACGAGTGCTTATGATCCAGAGACTAATACCCAAAATCGAGAAATGTCTGAAGTTTCGATGAGTGAATCAATGAAAGGTGGACTTGGAGATGATCCTAGAACAGGAGATATTAAAGCATGAGAAAATTATATAGTTTTGATATTTTATATAAGAAAAATAAAAAAAGTAGTTACAGAATTTTATTAGACGATGGAGAAAAAACGTTGTTGGTTACATTGGAAATTTACAATATAAAAGAACTTTGGTATTTAGATGTAAAGACAGATAACGAAAACTTACATATGGGTCAAAGAATTAATGCATACGAAGATTTGTTCTTATTGTGCAGAAGACGATATAAAGAATTCCCAAATGTTAAAATGATAGCTTTGCCAATTAATTTGAATGGCTTTGATGTTGAGTTTACAACGGAAACGGCTGGAATATTACAGGATATTATGGTGGTGGTTTAATGGCTGAGAACATAGAAAATACACAAAATAACGGAGTAAATGATAATTACTATATTTTGTGGGACAGATATGCAAAAGTAACTTTTAAAGTAAAAAATGGAGATGAAACAGAGGAAATTGAATTTGAAAGATTTCAAGTTGAAAATGGAGTTGATTATTCGCCAGATTTCGAGATACAAACTGAATTTGATATAACAGAAAGCACTAATATTGCTAAAATAGTTATTTATAATTTAACAGATGAAATGATTAAAAAATTAAAAAAAGGTGTTGAAGTAGTTATTGAAGCTGGGTATTGGAATGATGGAGTAAATAAAGATATTGGTGTTATCTATAAAGGGATTATCGAGAGTTTGAAAGGAAGTTGGAGCAACGCTGATAAAAAATTTGAGATAACTTGTAATACTTATAATGATGAATACAAGGACACAAAAATAAATCTTAAAACTGGAAAAGGGACAAAAGCTAGCACAATAATAAAATTAATTTTATCAAAATTGGATAAATTAAAAGCTGGGACAATAGAGCTTGGTAAGGATATTGATTATAAAGACGGAAAAACAATGCATAACAACGTAAAACACATTTTTAAAGAAATAGCAAAAGACACTAAAAGCGTTTTTTTTATAACGAATGGAGTTGTTACTTTTCAACCGCGAGATAAGATAAATAGAGGTATTTTAGAATTTGATCCAAATAGATTTCAGGATGTAAAAGAAAATGATGGTACTTATACACTAAAGAGTATATTTGATCATAGATTCCAAGAAGGTTTTAAGATTAATTTAGATTTAAAAAAGGAATTTGAGCAACTTGAAATTAAAGGAGAGTATCTTATCACAAAAGGTAAGCACGTTATTAATTTTAAAAGCGATGCATATACAGAGTTGGAAATAAAAACTAAATTTGATGATGAAGAAGCTAAGAAAGCTAATGAAATCGAAATTGTTTCTGGAAAAAAAGGAAAAAATGAGAAAGCATCTAAAAATAAAAAGAAAAAAGCAAAAGAAAAAGACGATAAAAAGAGTAAGAAAAATGAAAAAAATACTAAAAAAACAAGCAAAAAAGAAAACGAGGTTAAAAAATCTAATAACACAGAAACTAAAAAAACTACTACAAAAAGTAGTGGAAATAAAAAAGAAAAAGACTGGGATAGAATAGTGAGAACATATGGAGTAGGAGGTAAAAAGTGAGAAAAAAAACAGTAGGAGATCATATAGAATCAATGATAAGTGGAAGATTTGATAATTTGAATACTTTTGCAATAGCTAAAATTGTTGAAGTAGATAACTCTAACATGAGCTGTAGTATACAAATGCTAGATATTCCTGAACTTTTTGGCACACGTGATGAAGTTGAAATAATTGAAAATGTTCCAATTGCTCCGATTTTTTCGGGGAGTAAATGCAAAGTAAATGCTCCATTAGCTGTAAACGATAAGGTTTTAGTAGCTTTTTGTCAGCATGATACATTTAATGCAAGAAATGCTTCTGAACCTTGCGAGCCGAACTCTAGCGCAAAATTTGATATAAACAATGCCGTTGTAGTTGGACAAATAACAAGTGATGCAGAAAAGAACATATCGAACGACTTTTATATCGCTTATGGTGGAACACTTGTGGCAATAAATGATAGCGGTGTCAATATAAAAGGAGGTTCAATCAGTATAAGTGGGCCTGTTAAAGTTGACGGAAGTTTAGAAGTGAGCGGAGACGCTACAATTGGTGGAAAGTCATTTTTAACTCATACAAATGGTGGATTACCATTGGATTAGGAGGATATCATGGAGAGTGTAGAAAGTTGGCTAACAGAAAAAAATGACGATAAAGAAATAGATATTGCAATTGGAAAAAATATTATATTAAGTTCAGAATTAGAAAAAATAAGATTGCGGTTGGAAAATAAATTGAGGTTATTTTTTAATGAGTGGTTTTTACACAAAAACGAAGGTATTTATTGGCTTAAAAGAAATGAAAATAATGGACAAATAGGAAATTTGTTAGAAAAATTTAATATAGAGGCCCAAGTCAAAGAAACTATTTTGTCGGATGAAGATGTGGCAGAAATAACAAAGTTCGAAAGCAGTTTTGAAAATAGAAATGGAAACTATAATTTTAAAGTGGAAATGTTATTGAAAAATGGAAAGACTTTAGCGTTTTAGAAAGGAGGAACAGTGGATTTTGGAGTAACAGAAAAGGGATTTGTGTTAAAAAGTTTTACAGATATTATGAAAGATATAGAAAATAGGTACAAAGCAAGGTTACAAGATAATAATTATATTTTAGATTTTAATACTCCAGAAGGGATTCATTCTGAAGCTATAGGTTATGAACTATCGCAAATATGGGAAGAATTGCTCGAATTTAATAATCAAATGAATCTAAATACAGCAACAGGGATATATTTAGATTTTTTTGGGACTTTACTGAGAACTCCACGAAAAGCAGGCGCTTATGCAACTGGACAGGTTAAGATAACAGGAGAAAAAAATAGAGTTATACCAGCACAAACAATTATTAAATATGCTGAAAAAGAATATAGACTATTATCAAACGTTGCGTTGGATAAATTAGATAATAATGAGTATTACGGAATAGGATTTATTCAGGCTCTTGAAATCGGAGAAGAAAGCAATATCACAAGTGATGTTACTTTTACGACTGAATATGAAGGAGTTGCTAAAATTACAAATGATGCGGATGTAACTGGTGGTGCAAATAATGAGAGTGATAGTCTTTATAGGGAAAGACTTAAAAGAAAGGAAACAGTTGAACAAACCGCTACACATGCAGCATTATATAACGGATTAATGGCTTTGGAAAATGTTAAAAATGTGTTGATATTAGATCCTGAAACTGAGCCAGCTACTGAAGCTGGAACAGTTAAAATATTTTTAGAAGGAACACCGAATGACAAAATTTTTGAAACTATTTTAGATTTGAAAGCAGATGGCATATTGACTCTCGCAGATTCTAATGCACAAACTTTTGAAAAAAAAATAAAAAGAGGTGTATTTGAAAGAAAAATAATATATAACATCATAAAATATAGTACGTTATTAATAAAAGTTGAAGTTTTGGAAACAAAAAATTTAGATGAAAAAGATAGTCGTTGGACAAAACAAATACAACAGGAAATTTTAAATTATATTAATAATCTAAAAACAGGAGAATCTATTAGTTATTTAAAGACATATTCAGAAGTGTTAGGAATTGACGATATAAGAAAAATAAATTTGAAAATGGGATTAACAGAATCCGATGTTGCAATACAAAATTTCGACAAAACATTTACGGTCCCAGTTGGTCAAAAATTTCAAATAAACGAAAATAATATCGAGGTAATTTATGTTTAAGAATAGCGAAGAGTATACAGATGAAATAATAAGTAGATTTCCGCATATGTATAGAAGAGATAAGGAAAGCAATAATTATTTTTTGATAAATTTATATTTAGAAGAAATAAGACAAGCAAGTAAAGGAATATATGAACTTTTGAAATCTTTAAACATTATGGAGGCAGAAGGTTATGCATTGGACAAATTTGGAACATCTTTTAATTTGAAAAGGGACACGAACGAAAAAGATGAAAATTATAGAAAGAGAATACTTGCTGAAATTTCAAGGAAAAGTAAAAATGCAACTTTTGAAACAATCTTAAATGTGCTCAAGATTATAATTGAAAATTATGAGCAAAATATTTTTATTTTTAAAGAAGGGATTATAAAAGATAAAGTTAAAAATATAGATTTTAAAGTTAAAAACGGAAGTTTTAAAGGAAAATCTGAAACACAGTTTTACAAGGAAAAAGCAGGGAGCATTTATATAGTTTTGAATAAAAGATTGTCAACATATGTTAAAAAAAGCGTTTTAAATATTTTACTTGAAATAAGGGCGAAAGGTGTGGAAATAACTATAGATTTTAAATATAAAGTTCAAACAGCAAGTTATATTGCTAATTTAGCTTTTGTAGGAACAACAAGAGTTTTAAAAGTGGAGGATGAATTTTATGATGAGATTTTGCAACAAAAAAGCTATGAAATTGGTTTAGCTAAAATGAATGTTATTACGCAGGAAGGAGTAAGATAGATGTTAAAAAAGTTTAAAGAGTGGATAGGAACCAACTTAGATGTTTATAAAGTAGAAAATGCAAACGATATTGCGCCAGGATTAGTTAGGCATATTTGGAAAGGTGAAGAAACGGCAACTCAAATAGGGACAACTTTAAAAGCTCAAATCATGAATGATTTGCAAAAAGGATTGGTCCACACTCTAGATACAATTAGAACAGTAGGAACTAACAAAGATATCTACGAAGTTGCATTGACTGGAATCGAAGAATTTGGCGTATTTGACGGATTAAAATTGTTAATTAGAATTGATGGAGAAAATCAGTTTGAGGATGTATTTTTAAAATTAGGTGGTACAGAATATCAGATCTATCAATTAAAAAATAATATGTTAGATAAGATTGACAAAGGGATTTTAAAAGACAAAAAGGAATATTTGCTCAACTTCAAAAACAATTCTTTTGTTTTGTCAGATAGCACTTTGTACGGATCACAAAAAGGAACGGCATTAGAAGGAAATCGGTTAGCTGAAATATTAGGACTAGAATTTGGTGGAAACATACAGGACATCGGCAATAAAACGAAAGGTAAGTTTTATTATGATAACGTTACAAAATTTTATTACGAATGTATCGAAGACAATAGTCTGACATACAATGATTCAGGGAAATTTAGGGCTATTTCTAATAAACCACTTTCAGACAAAGTGGAAAATTT